TTTCCCAATCAGTGTACGATAGTTGTACTGTCAATTCCATTACACCTTCTTCGGCATTACCTAACTGCTGATCAGAGATCGTAGTAGGGTAACACTCTCGTAATGAAACCGAGTATGTCTTCTTCTCTTGAAATGACGCACCTGCGTCTATCTCGCCTTGCTGTAGATCAATCGGGCCAACCTTGGGTAGTCTGTTCCGTATGAAGGATGGAATCTTATCTACGAATCCCAACTGCTTCTTAAAGAGAGACAATCTAAGTCCTCTCTCTATTAACGCAATCTTCACTGGGTATGTATAATCTTCGAAGTAACCTACGGTACGACTCACTGGATCGTGTGCCTCTGCTTGCCATGCTTCGAAGTACTGTCGTGCCACATGATCGTTTCCTACCAAGAAGGTCAATGTTAGATCTGTAGTAGCATAACCATTAGCAATCTTACGTTGGGTTGTACCCATTGCCTGATCGATGGATGTGATCTGCCGTCCCGGTAATGACGCAACCGTACAGAAGATGTTCAATGTCTGTGCGTCTACAGAAAAGGATGCGAGTTGGGGTAGTTGAACCATGAACTGATTCGCCTTTGCCAAACCACCCGACTTACTGAGTTCTGCTTTTAATGTTTCTATTGATGAACCTGCACTCACTGAATCTGACTCCTACTATCGTAATGTACTTTATAACTGTTTGCCTTACGGAACTGAGCAGTAGGTAGGAAGATTGCAACTTCCCATTCTGGTGCTAGTACTTCCGCGAACTTACTTGTTACCTGTGAGTTCAAGTAATGCTTTAGACAAGGTTTGAAGTATCTTAAACCAGAAGACTTCTTCAACATCCTATAGGTCAATGAAAACTTGGCATCCTCTGTTAACTTACTACCCTGTATATCCATTAAGTTTGCGAAGAACTGCATACGCAACTTAGGTGGCAGGTAGTGTAAGTTAAGTCCCATAAACCCACCTTTGGCAGGGCCGAGTACGATGACCAATGGAAAGATATCATAGTACGGTAATTTGTCTTTATGTTTAGGATCATACATAAACATCTGCATAGAACCGATGATCTGCTTGGCACCTTGCTTCAACTCTTCTTCTTGCATTAGTGCCGTTCTATTGATCGACCTCATATTCTGTGCTTTCTTTAAAAACCACTCACGACTTTCTTTGGTGCGAGGTGTTATACCTGCACGGAATGCTTGTCGTTCTAGTCTTTGTAAAATCTTAGACATTGTTAATCCTGTAATAACTCATGTGTTTATTTATATGAATATTAACGCTTTGCTCGTGGTTTCTTTACACGAGTCTTTGCTTTAGGTCTGAATGGTGGTAAAGGTTTAATAGGTTTCTTTGATCGTAATGGTTTAGGCATCAACCCCATTGCTTGAAGTTTCTGTTCAGTCCAGATCTCGAAGTGCCACCCCCTATCTGCCGCATACTTGGTCGCTTCTTTCCACTTACTCTGGTTCTTAATATAAGTCATACCCTCATTCAGGACGATACGTCTGGATCTACCTTGACCAGTTTTGGGTGGTAATGTCTGGGCATGGGGTTTCACCTCTACCAATACGGTACGACCATCCCTGAACTTTATCAAGAAATCCATGAAGTACCGGTGAATTCGCTTGTCAGTCTCGCATAAGTATGGTATAATGACTTCTTCGGAGTTCCACTTAACTACCTGTGCGGAATCGTCACACCACTTCATAACGTGCCTTTCCCACATACTTCGATACTGTACCTTGGTATGGTCACCTAGATACTTATCTTTATTCGAAGGTTTGTATCTTCCCTTGTAAGTTTTCATATAAATAGATCTATAGAATTTCAGATAAACCTATTTATGGAATAGTTAAATGCTAGATAAATTAAAGACAAAAGCACAACAAAAAGCGGATGAACTAAAAGCAGGTGTTACTGGTTCCTATGAAGTAGGTGCCACCGCCCCCAATACACCTGAAGTCGCATCATCTAGTCAGAGGTTATCATACCCTTTAGATGATGCCGACTATAAAGCAAGGGTTATCTTTAGTGTGCTTGCCACAGAGTCTACTGGTGTTGATGATAGTTTCACTCAACTAGCAGAATCCGCAGATTCTAAAGCAAATGCAATCAAAACACAGATCCAAGAAAAGGTTGATGAGGCAAAGGCAAATTCAAAGAATGGGGAACTTCGCCAGTCTGATATCGATGACATTGAGACACTAGTTGCCGAGGGTAAACAACTCAAAGAACAACAAGCAAAATTCGAAGGTCTATCGAAACAAACTAACACCAAGACATCTATTGAAGATGCAGGTGCGCGTATATCATTATACCTACCGATGGGTCTTGCGTTTCGAGACAACGTAACCTATGAGAACTTCGATCTAGGTGTTGTTGGGGGTGCAATGGCACAGGGAGCAGGTATAGCATCTGCTATGACGGATGGCATTGGTTCATTCATTGGTGGACTAAAAGGGCCCGGTGGACGAGATCTTGCCAAACTAGCAGGTGTTCAACTCGCCAAACAAGCAGGTTCATTTGGCGCAGAAGCACAAGCGGCATTGAAAATTCAGGGTGGAGTAACACTAAACCCTAACTCGCGTATTATGTTCAAGCAACCTAACATACGAGAGTTCGCATTCGCATTCAAGTTTATCGCAAGGTCGGCAGATGAACAAAAGTCAGTCAATCAAATCATTAAGACATTCCGTACTGAACTATACCCTTCTAGTATTACTTCTCAAATTGGTGGACAAACTATCTCATTGGGTTATAACTTCCCAAAGAAATTCCAACTCGCATTCGAATATGATGGAGGAGAGATCCCCGGACTTGCCAAGATTAAACCTTGTTATCTCCGTGACGTATCCACTACATTCAACTCATCACAAATGGCAATGCACAAAGATGGTAACTTCATGGAAGTCGATATGACTCTGAGTTTCCAAGAGACTGCCGCATTGACCCAATCAGATATTAAGGACGGATTTTAATGTCATACTTTAAGAACTTCCCACCTGCTCTATACAGGTTTGGTGACGAACAATCTTTCGCACTTACGACTAACTTGTCCCAGTATGTGGATCTGATTGATCAGGTGAAGGTCAATGCTATTTTCCTTCAGGACTATATTATTCCTGTCAACGAGAGACCCGATCAAGTATCATTTAAAATCTATGGTACTACTGACCACTACTGGACACTGTTTCTTGCGAACGATCATATCAGAGAGAATGGTTGGCCGTTAACCCTGCATGAAGTAGACACTGCCGCGATTAAACGATATCCGCACAGGCAGGTTACTGTAAAGATTAAACAACAAGATGTCGTGGACTACTACGATGATGATAACAAACCAATCTTTAGAACTAAACTTGTAGGTACTTCACCTGATCAGTTTCAGATTGGTTCTAAAGTTACTGGTAACGTCTCTGGTACTCAGGGTATCATACTAAAACGTGATCTTTCATTAGGTACCTTTATAATTGATACTATTAATGTGTCTAACCTATCTGAGATTGTTGAACAAGTGGTCGTTCCTAACGGTAATGGTATTGTTGTTTTAGAAAGAACAGATGCTAACGAGGCAGAGACATTTGACTTACCATTCCAGTGGGCGTTACTAAAGGATGATGTTCCTGTTAACGTAACAAAGACACTAGATCCCTTTAAACGTAAGGCAACAATAAGCGGTATACCGTTTAGTCCTACTTCAGTATATAAATTGTCTTACTGGTTAAGTACCAAGAACTTGACAGACGGTAAGTTTACTGCGAACGAAGAACTATCCTATCGTAACCCAGATGGATTCGATACTTCAATGATCGTTGAGTCTGATGTTGAACAATATAAAGGTACTCATCACTACGAAGATGCGACTGGTGCATGGGTGGATATTGATCCGCTATCTCAGACGATACCTTCGGGTGCGGTAAAAGTGACTTTCCTAGACAACCTACGAAAGAACAACGAGAAGTTGAGACAAATTAAGATACTAAAACCTTCTTCTATTAAAGGTTTGGTGAATGAGTTCGCAAAAGTAATGAGTGAATAATGGAAAGACAATCCCAGTTTAAATACAAGGTAGCAGAGATTACGTCCGATAGGATGGGTGATCAGTTTACCTTGGATGTTCGTCCATTGATTGTTGAACTCGTGTTCTTCGAATCTTTGGATAAACCATATGTGACAGGACAGATTGCGATCTCTGATGATCAAGCAATCTTTGATAGTATTACATTCTCTGGTACAGAAAGAATTAATATCCAAATGACAAGTGAGTTGTCTGCTAGTGAGAATGAAGATGTTGTTATGGATAGAAGTTTTATTCTAACAGGCATTGATACTATTGTCAAGTCATCTAACTCTGGTTCTTCTTCGATCTATGTGTTCTCCTTTATGGACGAACACGCAATGATCAGCAAGACCAAGAACATCTCTCGTTCAGTAAAGGATGATCTCAACACCGAGATCCTAAAGTTATGTGGTAATGAGTGTGGTGCTGATGTTGATATGTCTTATGCGTCTGAGTCTGTCCAAGGTAACTTCCGTGGTATCATACCCTATATGCATCCATTAGAAGCGGCATCATGGTTGTGCGGTAAAGCAACAACTAACCTTGGTATGCCATTCTTCTTATATGGTACTGCGTTTGACAAGAACATACGACTTGGGTCTCTGGATAAGATGTTGGAACAACCTGCTTGGAATGAAGATATACCATTCCTGTTCTCTCCTGCCAATACACAGGCACAAGAGTTGACTGGCAGTCCTACGTCACAGTACTTCCAAGTACAGAGTATGAAGTCTACGTCATTACAGAATACATTTAAACAACTACAGACAGGTGGTATTGGTTCAAGATATACTGTTACTGATATATCTAACGGACGTAACACTTCTCAGCATTTTAGTATAGACCGCATGATTGATCAAGCACATGAGGTAGGTCTTATTGATAAGACCAAACAGAACATATATGATCCCGAATATAAGACTCCTGACTTTGATGTTGTTAATATCTCTGGTGATCATCTACATGACACAGACGCACAGATATTCCACAATGTAGTTTCTCGTGGAGTATATGGTGATAAGAAGTCTTTACACGACGAAGTAAGTCCTGCTATGTTTCTCAAGAAGATAGAGAATCTGGCATACCGTAATGCAATCTACAAGAATATGATTGACGTTACATTACCGGGCCCGGGATTCATTAAGTCTGGTGGTACTGTCGGTGACAAGATTAAGATCAATGTATTGAATGATGATAACGGTAAGGATGGTGGACTTGATAGACTGAGGAGTGGTGATTTCCTTGTTTACAATACAAGACATACCTTTAAGAACACTCGTCACGATGTGGCACTTACCGTGTTCAAATTAGAGAAGGGATCAAAATGATTAAGTATTATGGAGACAAGACACGATGGTTCGTGGGCGATGTCATTGACGGAACACCCCCTTATGGTTATGAAGGTAGAGTACGAGTGCGCATACACGGTGTACATAATCCGTCTGCACGTCAAATAGCACAGAACGATCTACCTTGGGCACAGGTTGTATTGCCTACTACCGAAGGTGGTGTGTCTGGTTTGGGCACTACTCCAAGAATAGAAGCAGGGGCACTAGTCTTTGGTTTCTTTATGGACGGAAAACAATCTCAGGTTCCTTTGATCCTTGGGTCAATACCTCGTACCGAATACCCTAGTCCAGTACAGAAATCTGTTGCATATCAAGATCTAACCGAAAGAACTGATCCTAACGTAGAGTTCTACAATATATCAAAATCAGGTATCAATGAGAAGGATCCTTCTCTTGGTAATGAATTGTCTATGCAACCTATCACAGAAGTGATGGCAAAGTATCGTAGAGATATTGCTGTAAGATTCTTTTTGTCAAATGGTTACACAATCAAGCAGTCGTGTGCTATCGTGGGTATTATGGCAGAGACAAATCCTACATTCAATACTACTTATGAGAATGCAGGTGGTACTGGATTGATGGGATGGAGCGACATAAGATTAACTCGACTCAAACAGTTTAGCACATCTTGGATGTATTTTAGCGTACAACTTTCCTTCATTATGTTTGAACTAAATACTACAAAAGTAGATGCAAACGTTCGTATACTTAACTCTGATGTTATTGATAAGAGTAAAGGTAAGTCTTTAGGTGAGATACTTTCTAGATTCTATGCTCCTATTGTAAACGATTATAGTTCCCAAGTCAAGAGAGTATATGAAATATATGCTAATAAGGTATAACGATGTCTAAGATAGATACAATCAATGCTAAACTTGCCGCCAATGCCAAACAGGTCGGAGCAGAGTCGCACACTGGTAATATTTTACAAGCGGCAAAGAACGCTACCGAAGTAAAGAAAGCAAACACGTTGACCGTGCTTGGTAGTGATGTGGGTGTGGTGACGAATGGTTATCAGAGTTTAGACAACTGTCCTATTAGTCAGACCGATCCAAGCAAACTATTAAACAATGTATTATCAGGTGATACCTCTAGTAAGTTGACTCAGGTGATGCCTAGTGCTACTGCATTCCCTAGTACTGATCCTGCCGCATTCAAGGTAAAGACACTGGGTGCCGCGACTACCTCAATGGTAGCACAGGTTATCCAAACAAATGTATTCGATAGTGCAGGTGATCTAATAGGTCACGATTCTGCATCCTTGGGATCATTGGTTCCTACCGTGACACTTGGTGCTGATGTAACTCAGACGGTAAATGAAGTAATGACTTCCTTGACTGGAATCGTACCTCCACTGGAACCAATTACTATTGTGTCTTTGGGTGGGTCTGCCGTAGATGCTATCGCAGGTGCTATAGTAGAAGCAAAAGAATCTAAAGCAACTATCCTCGCTAAGATCAACACCGTGGCAGGTGAAGCAAGTAAGCAAGCAGGTGGTGTTGGACAAGATGCATTGAAAGGCAGTGCCGACATGAAGAAGGTAATGCAGGAAAAGGATACATTAGTCGGTGAGGTTCTAGGTGCAGTAAGTGCCGTAGAAGGTCTTGCTGATACTGCCGCTGAAACTGCCGCAAATGCTGTAGGATCTGCGCTTGGTGGACTACAAGACAAATTAGAAACTAGTGTCGGTGACCTTACTGCATCTATTGAAAATGGAATGTCTGATGTATTGGGTGGCATTACCAAGGCAGTAGGCGAAGGTCTTTCTAATATTGTTGGTCAAGTTGCGGATGGATTATCTGATGTGGTAGGTTCATTACAAGTATTGGGAGAACAATTGACAGGCGCATTGAGGAGTGCTTTCGCAGGTGCGATAGGTGGGTTGCCATTATCTGATGAAAAGGTTTCCGAATTAACATTGCTTATGCAAAAGGGTGATGATGTTTCTAAGACTAAAGCGGCAGTGATACTGGCGCAAGCGGCAGATCCTAGTCCTGCTATGAAGAAGGTTATTGCAGACGCAGGTGATAATGCTTCTACTGTAACTGGTTTTAAAGAACTAGTAGAGTCTAAAGCAAGGGCGGCAGGTATTCCTACCGCAGAAGTACAGAAGTTTAGTGCTACTCAAGACAAGATTGAAGCATCATTAGAAGCAGTGACTACTACTATTGCAGGATCTAATGTATCCGAAGCAGGTACATTCTATAAAGAAGAAGTCGATCTAGCAGTCCTTGCCAAAAGATATAAAGAATCAAGTACTAAAGTATTCCCTTATGTTAACTCTAAGGAAGAACTTCAGTTAGAGATCCGCAAGACAACTCGTGATGTTAGTGAGATCGTAGTCCATGCCACCGAGAGTTACACCAATGCTAATATCGGTAGTGAAGAGATTCATATACGACACATCGAAGCAGGGCATGATGGTATTCAATATCACTATGTCATTAGGCGCGATGGTACACTACAACGTGGTATGCCAACGGATACTCCGAGTACTGCCAGTGCTATTCTGGGTCACGACAAGAACTGTATTGATGTTGTGTTGGTCGGTGGTGTTAACGTACCGTCCGAAGCAGACTATCCATTGTTAAATTTAAGTGCATCATCATTTACCCAAGCACAAATGAAGACTCTAGAAGCAATATGTGAATCATTCTACCTGAAAGTTTCGGGTGGTCAAGTGATGGGTCACAATGCTATAGATAGAAACTCTCAAGATCCATACTTTGATGTTGTGTCTTATGTCGAAAACAAGTTCGGCAAGAAGAGTGTGTACAAAGACCTTCTGACCGAAACATCATTATCACTGAAAGACTTGATTACGAAGAGAGCAGTATGACTACAACAACTAAAAAGGTATCGATAGGTGACAATCCCGCAGTAGAGAATACTGAAGGGGTACCAATTGATGGTTTCCAAGATCCCACAGGTGAGTATCCCAAGAGAGAATACCACTATGGATCTTCGATAAACAAATCTGCTCGTGGACTAAAGGTAGAGAACCTTTATCTGGGTGGTGGTACCGAAGGGGTATCGCTGAATCTAGAAGACCAAGAACCTTCTCGTTTCCCTTTCAACCAAGTCAAAGAGACTTCCTCTGGACATATCATCTCATACGATGATACTCCGGGCGGTGAACGCGTACTTATCAAACATCGTACAGGTGCAGGTGTAGAAGTTCGGGCAGATGGATCTGTCGTTATCTCTTCTTTGAATAACAAGGTTGAAGTAACTGGGGGTGACCAAACTGTTATTGTTGAAGGTAATGGTAAGTTGGTGTATAATGGTAACCTCAACTTAGAAGTTACTGGAGATTACAATGTCAATGTTGGGGGTGACTACAACGTCAACACTAACGGCAATCAAAACACCAAGGTAAGAAAGAACAACATAACCGAAGTAGGATTGAACACAAACTATCTTACCAAAGGAACTCATGTCCAGAAGACAGTAGAACACGAGTCGCGTATCGTATTAGGTAACGAGAATCATATCGTTAAGGGATACTGGAGAAACCAGATTGGTGCAGAGATCGAAATGTTCACTGGTAACCGTTTCCAAGTATCTGCCGAAGAAGAGTTTGCAATCACTGCACTCCAAGGTAATATCTCTGCGACTGAACTCTCAGTGATTGGTATGAAGGGTGTGATTGGTGGTGAGGCAGTTGAGTTTACATCTCCTGTCTATATGGGGCCAATGGGTGCCACACCATTTACTTCGGGTGCATCTTTCTATGGTTCATTCCACGGACAGGCACTAGAAGCAATCAAATCTAACTATGCATACAAAGCAGAGAATGCCAAGACTTCCGAGAAAGCAAGTAAGGAAAGTCCGGGACAACCAAGTGGTGGTGCCCCAGAAGTACCTACCAATATGGAAAGTCTTACCCCTGTTAAACCAGTACCAATTTGTGATGCGGTTTCGGGTATACTATCTGATGGTCATCTTTCTATCCGTGCAGTTTCCATCGATCCACTTGATGCATTGAGAAACTCGTTATTATTACGAGACGATTATGCAGGGTTGTTCGAGAAAGATCCAACCATTGATGAGATTAGATCAACGTTAAGAGATATAGCAAACCGAACAATTACGAATGAAGAAGGTAATAAGTTCGTTGATATACTAATACAGAACGAAGTGATAAGTGCCCAATGGGAAGCACCATTACCATTTAAGATAGGTCGTGTTGCAAAAGGAACTGCTACAACTCCAACATTCGGATACACCGCATTAGGTAACTCAATAGACCATAGAGGAAAGATATTCAAATGATAGTTTTACCTGACCAGAAGTTCAACCCTAACTTCCAAGACATAATATTGTCTAGTACGAAACTAGCACCGGGAGTTTCACTTGCTAAGTTCCTTGGCACCAAAGGCAACCCATGTAGTTTGACAACCGTACCCAAGTATCAGAATGACCAGACAGAACGGAAACAACTAGCACGGAACCTATACCTCCACGCAGAACTGTTCCGTAGTGTTAATGGTAATACTGATATGTTCAAGGACGTTCGTTTGATTGTGACCGAAGGTGTCTACCGTGGTGGCCCAATAGAAACAGTTGCAGGTGATAACCTCACTAAGCAAGAAGGTCGATTGGTAGTATATAAAGTAGTGGGAGAAGACGGAAAGATCGATTATGAGAGAACGTTTGATCTAGCAGTGTTTTGGAAAGACTACATGAACTATGATAAACTCTCATTAGAATACGATATGTGGAATCCCAATGGTGTACTGAATGCGCAGATTGCAGTCGAAACACCCAAGGTACCAGAGTCTTTTGATGTATCATTTGGTGGTAAAGTACAGACTAACTTTAATGGGTCGCTTTTATCGGCAGATGAACTCACAGAAGTTCTAGAAGATGTATAAATAGAACTATAAGAATTTTAGGATAGTAAGATGGCAAGAGCATTCTCAGTAGAAGACGGTAAACTTGATAACCAAGTCACGTTAAACGCTACAAACAATCGCGAGTACATAGACATTGATATGTCTTTCTCTGCGAAACCGACTGGTGACATTTATAAAAAGAATGCTGTGGCGGCAGTTAAGCAGTCACTCAAGAACCTATTAATGACAGCACGAACCGAGAAACCATTCCAAGCATACTTTGGATGTAATCTTAATTCGTATTTGTTTGAACTTGCAGACGCAGGAACAGTAGGTGAGATCAAGATTGCTATCCGAGAGAATGTAAGAGTGTATGAACCAAGGGTCGATCATAAGAAATTGGTCATCCGATGTGTATTGTCTCCAGACGATAACACACTTACAATAACATTAGTTTTTAACGTATTGAATTCTGGCGAACAATCAGAGTTCACAACACGACTGAATAGGTTACGATAATGGCAACAACAATACACAGTTCTTCTTTAGACTTCACAGCGATAAAGAATAATTTAAAGACATATTTACAGCAACAGTCTGAGTTTAAAGACTACGACTTTGAAGCGGCAGGTCTTTCAAATATTCTTGATGTGTTGGCATACAACACGCACATGAATGGACTGACTGCCAACTTTGCCTTGAACGAATCGTTCTTGAATACTGCACAGTTGAGATCCAGTGTTGTGTCACACGCAGAGACTTTGGGTTATGTTCCTGCGTCTAAAGGTGCCGCACAAGCGACAGTCAACCTATCCTTTAACATTGGTATCGACCAAGAAGATGTACCTGAGAAATTACAGGTATCTTCTGGTTATAAGTTCACTTCTTCTGTTAACGATACG